GGGAGATTATCGAGAAAGCGTTGCTTAAGTTCTTTACCCTGCTTTCTTGATCCTCCAACCACACTCCCAATCTTTTCATCTCCTGCTCCGTATACGAGGGCATAGATGAAAGTCTTTGCTGTATCTCTTGATTCAAGTCCTGCAAGTTTTTGATTAGTTGTGTGTATGTCTCCGTTGACCACTTCATGTATGTACTCCTCATCGTTCATATAGTGTGCTAACATTCTAAGTTCTAGTCCTGAAGCATCAACTCCAACTAAAACATTCCCGTCTTCTACAGTCCAACAAGCTCTACATTCTTTACCGAAGGGACTGTAAACAGCCGGTACTTGAGCCACATTAGGATGGTTATGAGACATACGACCAGTAATAGTTCCGTTAGGAATGACTGAACCATGTACTCTACCATCATCTTCTAGTGCATCTAACCACGATTGTATCTGAGCTATACGCTTTTGATACAGAAGGAAGTCTGCAATTAGTTTAGCTTCGTGTATATGGGTAATCTTTTTAAGTGTACCTTCATCTACAATCGGCTGACCTGTAGGTGTAAAACGTTTAGGTTTCCAGCCAACCTCAATAAGATACTCACCAATTTGTTTACGACTGCCTAAGTTAAACTCTTTAAGTTCTTGTCGCATAAAGGGCTTGTATTTCTTTTGTGTCATACAAGTGTCATACTCTTCTTTTGTCAATCCTGACTTAGATAACTCACCATCTTTTTTGAACTTAGGTACAACTAGTTTTACATCAACCATTCTAGGTTTGAATGTGCGTTGTACTTCCTCGACTATTTCATTCATCTTAGTTTTAAGTTCAGCCAGTAAAGTTGTAGCCTGTCGTTCATCAAATTTGAACCCGTTGTTTTCTTGATCAGACATTATCCGAGCAACTCTATGTTCAAGATCAATTGATTGTTGACTAAACCCTACTTGTTCTTGAAGTAATGCATAGTAAACTAGCTCATTAAGTTTAACATCGTTGACACAATACTCTAGCATCTGTGGTGTATATTCGTCAAAGTCTATGGGTTGTTCTTGCTTTGCAAAGTTTACACGATAACCCCACACTTTTAAACTGTGTCCGTTTTCTCGAATAGGCTTAAATAACCTAGACATAACAAGAGTATCTTCAATCTTCTTGTGATATAAATCTACACCAGTTAGTTTCTTAATAACATCTAAATCAAAACGTAAGATGTTGTGTCCAATTAATGTATCGGCATTGCTAAGAAACTCTAAACCTTCCTTAATTTTATCAGGTGTAAATTTATACAATGTACCATTTAACTCTTTGGCTACAATACAATGTAGCTTCGTTGGTTTAAGACCATCACACTCTATGTCAAATATAATTTTAGAATTCTGTGTTGTCAAATGTTTCCTCCTCTGATAACTCAAAGAGCCTACCAGTTTCATTGTTGTAACGTAAGCTACAGGCTAATCCAGTATCACCTGTGTATCTTGATTTAAGTACACGTACTCTTGTAGTGTTAGCTTCGTCTTGATTCTCTGCTTGTTGATTACGTTCTAATGCAATCACACAATCAGATAGTTGTGCTATACCTGCTGAACCTTTGAGGTGTGAAAGAGATACTTCAATCCCTTGCTCATGTCCTTTGTCACCTGATGCTCTACGTAAGTGAGATACAAGTATCATACCCACTCCTGTTTCTTCAACAAGACTACGCAATCTATTCATAAGTGAATCAATACCTCTACGTTCATCACCTTCACCCATGACATTGACTAACATATGAAGATGGTCTACAACCACCCACTTACATTCACAGCCTACAATAATATATCGTAGCTTAGAAAACACTTCATCAATATCTGTGACCCCAAGATGGGCATGGATAAACACACGACCTTTAGGTATAACTTTATCAAACAGATTAGTTAGTTGTTCTTCGGTGTATTGATCTCGTCTCTCGTTAAGATACACTCGATCATTAGCTTCAATGGATATGATACCATCAGCAGTTCGTAACCAGTTTTCTTCAAGAGCTACGATACCCACGTTGTCTTCGGTATTCTTAATCAGCCAATGTTCTAGCTCACGGGTTACACTAGACTTACCTAGTCCTGTGCCACCTGTCAGAGTTACTAGCTCGCCTTTACGCATACCAAATAGTTTCTTGTTAAGACCTTCCCAAGGATAAGCTATGCTCTCCTTAGTCTCTCGGTGTAACCATTCAGACTTTTGAGCAGACAAGTCCATGATACCTGATGGTGTGTAGGTTCTAGCTTCCCACCATGCAGACATAAAGTCTTGAAACTTCTTCTGTCTAAGCATATCGTTAGCATCTTTACATCCATTAGGTAGTGTAACTATCTTAGCCTTGCCGGGTTTTAATATACGAGCAACCTTTCTAGCTGCTTCTTTACCTGCCTTGTCATTATCAAAACATAATACTACGTTCTCAAATGATTCAACAAACTCAATACTTTCTCGTATATCTTTAACAGCACCTGATGCACCACGCTTTAACGAGACACATGCCCACTTTGACTGCATCAATTCATAAGCAGCCATAGCATCACATTCACCTTCAACAATTGTTAGATACTTACCACCAGTATTTCGGAACAACTGTTCCCCAAATAAACCAGTGCCTTCATACGTACCTGCAAATGCAAAGTTCTTGTTGTCTACAAAACGTGTCTTAGTACCAACCACTTCGTTACCATTGAAGAATGGATAGATGTGTTGAGATACTTTGTTATCTGTACTTACTACTCGTCTTACTCCATACTTCTTAGCTGTGTCTTCAGAAATACATCTGTCTGTAAGAGCACCAAAGCTACCAGTATATGTGTTAAGAAAAGTATTACTTACTTTAGGTTTAGGATTTGTGTCCATAATTTTACCATCACAAGCATCAATATAATTAGGAAAGTGTGTCTCACAGCTAAAGCAATGAGCAGACTTGTCCTCGTTCATAGACACAGGATCAGAGCCACCACATGAAGGGCAGGGTAATTTATGTCGTACGAATTTACTTTGTTCTTGCATTCTATCTCCTTTAGAAAAGTGGCTAGGCTTTTACACCTAGCCGATTTGAAATTACTTGGCAGGTTTTTTACCACCAACCCAAGCTTCATTAGTGTCGGGTGTTTCAGGGTCGTCTGCAACAAACTTACCTTCATCATCCCTAGCCCTTTCAGGCTCGACTATAGCTTCGTCTCTACCTTTAAGCAACTCTTCTAAGTTAGCTCTGTGAGTACGACTAGCAAAGTCTAAGGCTTCAATGACAACCTGTAGGTTACCAACCTTCTGTACAATAACAGTTGCTTCTTGCTTCACTGCATCATCAGTAATGTTATTGACATCAAAGTTGGTAGTACCATCATCATTGTTAATAGTAATAATCATTAGAATTCTTCTCCATCAGATAAGAACTCATCACCATCACCATTCTTGTAAGGCACAAGATCGGTAATCATTACTGCCTGTAAATCTAATCCTGTGTAAGGACCAAACTTACCTTCACCACTGTACTCGTTGTACTGGACTTTGATCTTCGATCCATTACCAACAGCAGTGGTTACTTCTTGCTTCTCAGCATTCATCAAACGAGGTGCAGGTCTAACCATTCCGTTAGGACCATTTACTTTACGTTTGATTATAACAGCAGGACCTTCATCCATCTGTTTTACTTTGTGTCCACGAGATGCAAACTCGTTTGCTGTCTCATCATCAACCACTAGGTTGACTGTGTACACGGGTTCAAATGTCGTATTGGGTGTCGTTATACTAGCCCAGTACGCTGTTCCTTCTAATATTGCCATATGCGTTTCCTCCTTTATAGCGTTGTTGTGAAGTTGGAAGGGTTGTGAGTAGCTACCCTAAAAGCTACAGCATTAGCTGCACCAAACCATCTGTTCAATTGGAGATAGAGGGCTTGATATGTTTGGTTACTCATTGTGATACAGAGTATAACAGAATCAATCTCGAATGTCAAGCAAAATATCTTCCATTGTTATAACAGGGTTCTCAAATAAAGTGACCAGGAATTTTTCTCCTTCCTTTTTTACTTCGTAAGTAGCCTTGTTATCATAGAAAGATTCATAGTTAGCTGAGACATAAGCTTCAAACCTTCTTAGTTCATCTCTGTCAAAGATAGCTGTCTCTCCTTCAGCCATCATCCTTTCGTATATGTAGTTCATGCAACCTCCTGTGTTGTCCACCATATAGGCTTAGCTCTATTGCGTTCCCATTTGGCATAGTGTTTTTCGTTAATGCAGTAATCACGATAAGCAACAATAGCATCCTCATTCTTATACTCCTCGGGCATAGCCTGTGCTAGTGGTGTTAAACTTGTATGTGTAATGTTGTCAGGCATCTTACTTAATGGTTCTTCTAGCTTAACAACACTTGCATGTTTCCTACCATACCTATATTCATACTCTGAACCTAATGCTAAGAAGTGTCGGTACAACCATGAGTAGTTAGAGCTAGATTCTCTAGCCCATATAGTGCATGGGTGATTCATGTATGCTTGTTTGTATAGTCCGTGTTTGTCAGCGTACTCATCACCATCTAGCAACCTGTGTGCTGTGCATAACATCTGTGCTGTTTCAAGTGGCATCTTGACTAGCATCTTATCAGGCTGTGCTTCTGCTGATACAGTAGGACATTCATCAAAATAAAATATGTTCATTCACCACCTTCAATTTCAAATGCTTCGTTAAGATGATACAGTAAGTCTGCTATGGCATGTACCTCTTGGATATCTATACCACCATACTCAAACAAACTATTCACACCTCGTTTAGATTTACGATAGTTCTTTTTAATCCATTCCAAATGTCTTGCTGGAATTTTAATTGTTATTTTTTTCTCATTCATTTACTTTGCCCTCGTTTAACATATCTATAACTACCAGCATCCCATTTAGCATCTAATAGTTTAACCAAATCATATTGTAAACTGTCTAAATTGTGAACATCAGACAACCATAAATCATTTGTTTCATGCAAAGTAGATAACATGCTTCTAAGTTTGTTAATGTATTTAAACATATCATCATACTCGTTTGTAGTCAATTCAATCGTTACTTTGTTTTTTAATATTTTAATATTCATTTACCTTGCCCTCGATATTTTTTGAAGTTGCTTTTCTTGTTCTTGTTCATGGTAGAGAAAGCAACATTACCTCTACCTTGACTTGTCTTCTTACCTCTGCCTTGTGTAGCAGATACATGAGCAGTTTTATTCCACGTCTTCGCCATACCTATTCTCCTCTACTGTTGCTCTGCGTTTGTCTCTGTACTCTGTAACACTTCTACCATCTGCATAGTCAACAATCTGTTTATACCATAAGCCATCTTTGTACCTTGTGTCAATAGCTACAACTTGCTTTGCTTGTTTTTCTTTTTCAAGTATTTCTTTTTGCTGTTCAACAGCTTCATAAAACTCAGTCATTGTTTATCTCCCTTTGTTTTTTAAGTTCCATTAATTCATCCCATTTGTAAAACTTCTTAGTCTCTGCATCCCAAAAGTTTCCACGTTGTACTCTTGGTGGTGTATGTGGTTCAATCTTATCGGTATCAACCAAGTACATATACAAAGTTGTCATTGATAACAACAATACAACACCCACTACTGCTAACATAAATTCCATTAATGAGACCTCCTTAATTCTTGAAGGATATCACCTTCGTTATTTATTAAACCTCTTAATTCCCTCAATCGTGTAAGGTTCTTGTTATCAAAAGACCAGTTCTTTTTATCTGTTTGTCTAGTAATTTTATACACAGCTTCAACATCTTCAAAGTTTATCATACTATCTAATGCTTCTAAAGGTGAAGCACTAAAAGTTTTAAGCTGTTCTTTCTTACCATCAAACAAAACATCTACTAAATATTCTTCCACTAAACTCTCCTATCTAAATGTTTTTGTTGTTGTTGTTCGTTTAATTCTACAAGTTCTTTGTATGTTGTGATATGTGGATTAGCTTTTAATACTTTCATAATCCATTTGTCAGACATAAAAGATAAATGTATTTGTCTATTACCAAACATATGAGTTTGATCAGGTATCAATTCATCTACATTATCCACAGTAATTACCTTGCCTTGATCTTCGGGCAATATAGATTGAAGCCACTCAACCTGTAAAGGTTTGATAAGC